GAATGTTCGCGCCGCGAAAGGACTCGGCCTTTACAAGCAGATGATCGCGCCGGCCGTGCCTGCGACCGGCGCCGAGCGCGCGTTGCGCTTTACGATCTCGACCGGCACCGTCGACCGCGAACAGGATCGGATCGCGCTCGCCGGCTGGGATCTCGCGAACTTCCGGCGCAATCCCGTCGTGTTGTGGGGCCATGACGCCGGACGTCTCCCGATCGGCCGCGCCTTTGATTTGCGGATCGAGGATGCCGCGCTGAAAGCCTCGATCGAGTTCATCCCGGCCGATACGCCCGAAGGCGGCCCGCTCGCCGAGGCTGTTTATCGCCTCGCTCGAACCGGCTTCATCGCCGCAACCAGTGTTGGCTTTCGCCCGATCAAATGGGAATACACCCGCGATCAGGGACGCGGCGCCGATGATTGGTTCCCCGGCATCGACTTCGAACAGCAAGAGCTAGTCGAGCTTTCCGTCGTCACCGTGCCCGCCAATCCTGAGGCGCTGATCGAAGCGCCCGGACCCGGCGAAGGCACCGCGATCGCCAGCGACACGCCGCCGGAAACCGGCGAGGAAATCACCAATTTCGACGCTTTGCGAGCGCGCCGCCGGCGCGTCTTTCTCTTTGCACAAGCCGGCGGGTCTGTGCGGGACACCGGAAATTGAAATGACGTTATCCGAACGGCATCGCCAACTGAAGCACGAGCGTTCCGAGATCGTGGCGAAAATGGGCGCGATCGTGCGCCAGGACGAGGACGAAAACCCGCCCTCGAACGATGAACAAGAAACCGCAATGGGCGCGCTGACGGCGGCACTCGCCGCGCTCGACGCCCGGATTGCCCGCTGTGAGGCGGCAATGCGCGCCGAGGCGGCGATCGCGACCGCCAACGATGACAACGAGGACGAGGACGACACGACCGAGGAAGCCGCGGCGTCCGGCACCGTGCGGCGCAACGGCAGTTTCCGCGTCAACGGCAACGGCTCGCCGGCCCGCGCCAAACGGGACTCGCTCGCGGGCTTAAAGGAACCGCGCGGCATCCGGGCATCGCGCTATGTGCTCGGCCTGCTACATGCGCGCTTCAACCATGTCTCGAACGAAAAAGCCGCGGAATGGGTGTCGAACCGCTTTGGCGATGACATCGTCGCCCGTGCGCTCGTCAGCAACATCACCGGACAGGGTGGCGCGCTGATCCCGCAAGACTTTATGGCGGACCTGATCGAATTGCTCCGCGCCTCGACCGCCGTCCGCGGCGCAAACCCGATGGAAGTCGGGATGCCGATGGGCAACCTGACGATCCCGCGCCTCGCCGGCGGCGCAACCGCGGCGTATCAAAACGAGACTGACGACATCGCCGTGTCGCAAGAGCGGTTCGACGATGTCAACTTCGTCGCGAAGAAATTGACCGCGATGGTTCCCGTCTCGAACGACTTGATTCGCCGCGCGCCGATCGGCGTCGAGGAGGTCGTGCGGGATGACCTTGTTCAAACGATCGCGCGCCGGGAGGATCTTGCCTTCCTCCGCGGCAACGGCACCGACAAGGGGCCGGTCGGGATGCGATCTCTTTGCCTGCCCGCGAACCTCATCACGGTTACGGCGATGCCCGCGACGCCCGCGCCAGGGGATCAGTTGACCGCGATCCTCGCGGGAGCGTCCGCGGCGATCCTGGCCTTGCAAAATGGCATGTCCCGCATGATCCGCCCGACATGGATCATGGCGCCGACGATCGCCCGCTTTATCGCGACGGCGAGGGATCAGATCGGCGGGTTCTACTTCAAGGATGAAGTCGAGCGCGGGATGTTCGAAGGCTACCCGATCCGCCTCACGCAGCAGATCCCGACGAATTTGGTGATGACGACCTACACCAAGGCGTCGGAAATCTATTTCGTCGACATGGCGGATTTTGTGATCGCCGACACATACAACGTCGTCGTCGATGCCTCGGACGTCGCCGCCTACAATGACGGCGTCGCGATGGTGTCCGCTTTCCAGCGGGATCAATCCTTGTTCCGCGTGATCGCCGAGCACGACGTCAACATGCGGCACCTTCAGTCGCTCGTCGTCCTGCTGACGCAGGATTGGGCTTTCTCGGGCGTTCCGGGTGCGCCGGGCGCGCCGTACTCAACGCAGCCGCTCAACCCAACGTGGTCGCAAGCCGCCGCCATCCGGCCCGCGCTCGCGACCGGGGCGAACGCGCCGCCGACGCTCACCGATCCGATCTAACTGGAGCCGGAGCGATGCCCGTTATTGGCCGCGACGACGAAGTGGTTCAGATCACCGTCGCAACGCAATTCGCCAGCTATTATGCAGGCGAGAAGGCCGCTTTTCTGCCCGAGCAAGCGCAAGCTATCGTGGCAAGAGGAGTCGGCACTTCGACGGGCACGACCGCAAAATTGACCGGCGGCGCGATCGCGGACGCCGTTGCGCTCGTCGCCGCGCTCAAGGCGATCGCCGATGGCGGGTTCGCGATCACTATTCACGGGACCGCCCGGCAAGTCGGGCCGATCAATTTCGCCGCGATCGCCGCCGCGCCGGACGCCGCTGCGCTGATAGATGCCGCGATGGGAACCGCCGCAATTTGCGCCTGGACCGGCGGTAATCATTTCCTGATTACGGGCGCCGCGACGGGACCGGCGGCAACGATCGGTTTTGCCAGCCCGCCCGCATCCGGAACCAACATTGCGACAACCTGCGCGCTAACCGCGGCGGCGGGCGCCGCGCTTACACAAGGAACCTAATTATGGCAACCGAGGACGCACCGACCACGACCCCGAACTCGATCGAGGGCATTCCGCCACGCGAAACCGTCGTTACCTTTACAACGCATTTCGCCAGCTATAACGCGGGCGAATCGGCGGCTTTCACACCGGATGAGGCGCAAAAGCTGGTCGACGAAGGGGTGAGCGTCCTCGGGGGCGGAGCGGACGCCCCGCCGATCAACATCGATGTTCCCTATGCGAGCCAGCAAGGCGATCTCGTCAACTGCACTATGGGGAACTGGACGGGAGAGCCGAGCGGCTACGCCTACCAGTGGCAAAGCGATGGCGTGGACGTCGGCGAGGACACGCCCTACACGGTGACGGCCGACGATGCCGGAAAGACTTTCACCTGTATCGTGACCGCAACCAATGCCGCCGGCTCGACCGCGGCGCCGCCGTCGAATGGAGTCGTGATCGTCGCGCCGGCCGGCGACGCTCCCGCCCATACCGCGGCGCGACACGCCACAACCGGACGGAGGGGACGATGACGGATCTTATTCCGGGCAGCTTGGTACAGATGCGGACCTTGCGCCGCTTCTCGCATTACAACGCCGGCGAAATGATCGCCGTGCCGATGGATGCGGCGCAGGATCTCGCGCGCAAGCGGCTGGCGCAACCGATCCAAATTCTGGTGCCGCCACAGGTCGCCGCCGCCTCGGATGCCCCGCAGCCGCGCCCGCCAATGGGGACCGTGCGGAAGTAAACCGATGTATGCCGCCTTGCGGGTCATCACGCCGCCCGCAACTGAGCCGATCACGACCGCCCTCGCGCGCCAGCATTGCCGAATCGACGCCGATTATGACGATTCCCTTGTCGCGATGTATGTCACGAGTGCGCGGCTGTGGGCCGAGGCATTCCTAAACCGCGCGCTGTTCACGCAGCACTTGCAATTCAACGTTACCTGGGCGCCGCCGCCGACCGCGACTCCGCTTGTGCCGCAATCCCTAATCGTGTTTCCGCTCAACTGGCCGCCCCTGGTTAAGCGACCGATCGAGCTACCGCGCGCGCCCGTGCAATCGGTCGAGCAAATCACCTGGGGGCCGCTCGACAACATGCAGCCGGCCGATCCGGACGATTATCAACTGAACCTGGGAGTCGAGCCGGGGTATGTCGCGGTCAAACCGCAGCTTCTCCCGCAAATCCCGCAGCAATCGATGATCATCGATTACACCGCGGGGTATGATGACAGCGATCCGGAAGCTGTGCCGATGCCGATCCGCCATGCAATCCTGCTGCTGACGGCATTTCTTTACGAGCAACGCGGCGACGTCGCCGCCGACATGCCTGCCGCCGCGATCTCGCTCATGCAACCTTACCGCCTTTGGACATTCGCGGGATGAGCCGAGGCGAGCGCGTCGGAATGATCCTGGGCTTGGTGCTGATCGTCGGCGCCGTCGTCGCCGTTATTGCGGTGCTGGTTTTCGGTGCGTGAATTGGCGACACTTCCGCCAGCAGGGATTTTTAACGGTCGCGATCGTGCTGGCGAGCGCCGGGATTGCCTCGACCTTTTTCCCATTCCTCGACTTGCGCGAAGCCCTGATCCTGATCGCGATCCTCGCGCTGATGATCGGCTGGATTCCGTAATCGATGCCCGATAACCCGTCCGGCGCCATCCCCGGCGTGAGTGGCATCGGTGCCTTGCGCTGGCGCGTCACCCTCTACCGCCGAGATCAGGCTCCGGGGCCGGGCAATCGGATCGCCGAGACGCTGGTGCCGATCGCCGTTTGCCAAGCCGACATTCAACCGACCTATCCCTCGACGTTCTACAATTCCGCTCAGATCGACACGCCGATCACGCACCTGATCCGCCTACGCTGGGCCGATTACGTCCCGAATGTCTATGTCGTGATGCGGAGCACGCTGCGGCCGAGCGACGGGACCATGCGGACCGAACTTTTCCGCGTCCGGCGGGTGAAGGAGATCGCCGGCCGGAAGCGCTTCGCCGAACTCGAGGTCGAACTCGAACGCTCGAAAACGACCGACACCGACTCCGATGCTGAGCGCGAGCAGATGTTCGCCGAGGGCGCCGTCGCCGTGACGCCGTTTCATTGACGGCCACACCGGCAGGAAAGGACATCCTATGACCGCAGGCATATGGTTCTGGATCCTCTACGTCGTCTCAATCGTGGTCAGCGGCGGCTGGTACTGGCGCACTCCCGCCTCGCAGCCCTATGGCCCTTTTTCCCTGATCTTCTTCATCCTGATCGGGCTGTTGGGCATCGGCGCCTTCGGGTCGCCGATCCGATGAACGCTCATCGGGACGCCCGCCGCCCGCCGGATCCTCCCCGCGATCGCGAGGAACCGATGCTGCAATTTTTCGAGTTCGCGCACCTTCCCGCGGACCTTCAAACGGTCAGCGCACCCTACCATGATCTTGCGATTGAGCTTATGGACACCCTGCCGCGCAATCCCGAGCGCACCGTCGCGCTGCGGAAATTGCTTGAAGCCAAGGACTGCGCCGTCCGCGCCGCGCTTTACAAATGACCGCGCTAAAATTGGAGATCACCCATTGGGGCGACGTCGAACTCGACAAAAAGCACCTTCGCGCGCTGATGCGCTCGGCCGCCAACAACATCAAGACGAAAACCGCGCGGCTGATCAATCAAACGTCCGGATCCGGCCGCATGTACCGCGGCGGCGGCGGCGCCGCCTACCGCGGATCCTACCGTCCCGGCCATTACACCGCCTCGGCGCCGGGTCAGCCTCCCGTCCGCGTGTCCGGCTATCTCCGGAGTTCGCTGCGCGCCTACGCCTACCCCAGCGGTGAAGGCTTCGCCGTCCGGGAACGGCAATTCTATTCGCTGTTCCTCGAAAGCGGGGCGCGTGGAGGGGGCAATCCGGGAAGCCGATACGGCGTCCGCGCTCGCCGCAACCTCGCCCGCCGCCGCCGAGTTCAAACCTTTCTATCCCGCGTGTTGCTCCCTCGGCCGCACCTAGACCGCGTGATGGAACAGGAAGCCCCCGAACTCGATCGCCGCGTCCGCGAGGCGCTCGATCAATCCCTGACTTGGCGCGAAACGAAGAAGTGACCGGGATCCT